AAGTTGATCTTCTTCGCCCCACTAGCGCGGATCTGAGAGATGAAGTCTCGAGCGTTTACGCCAAAACCGCCGATCTCGTCGTAGAGAAAGACGTCAGCCTCGGCCTCAGCCTTCGCTTTGATGTCGAACCAAGTGCTCATTCGGTGGTATTGGCTGCGTTGTTCGATGACAACTCGTTCGGATCGAGAGTCATGATCTCGGCGCGGTCGACATTGAACTCCGTGGCAAGATCGCGGGCATACGCAATTTCTGCCGCCTTTTGCCGCAACTGCTCGCGCCAGTCTTCGCCGGTCTCAGCGTAGATCGACTGGAGAGTCCGCATGCCGGTCTTGAACTCAGCAACCGCAGCGGCGGAGTTGCGACCCACGTCGACGTTGATCGCTCGCGGTGATCGGTAGTTCGACCGATACCAATCCGACGGCGCTGGTTGCAGGAAAGGCTCGGTCTGGATGCCGACTTCCATGACGTACTCGTAGACGCGTTTGAGATGGTCTGCGATGACCGACGAACGCGAGCGGAAGAACGAGTTTGCGATGTCCAGAACGGATCGCATCGACGTCCCCTGCATCGAGGACGGGAGGACGATTTCCTTGGGGATGCCAACGCCAGCGCAAACCTTTGCGGTGAGGTAATCCCAATAGCCGCTCGTCGCAGCGCTGGGGCGCTCAACCGCGAACTGCTGGAACTCGTCGCCGTGCTTCAGCACGACGGCGCTGCCTTGGAAAACATCCTTGTAATAGGAGGACCGCTCGACGTTGTCGGATCCGGTGACAGTTCCGCGAATGAGATCGTCGTCGGAGACCTCCCCAGTCGAGGTCTTGATGACGCGTTGCACCTGCGCCGCGTCCTTTGCGGCCTGCATCTCAAGGATCTGGAGGTCGTCCAGATCGTGCAGGTCGTTCATTACCGGATAGAGCGCCGGTAGTCCGCGGTACTGACCGGGGCGTCCGGGCTCGAAGATGTGGACCACAAACTCCGCAGCGGCGCGGCTGTACGTCTTGATCTTGCGGGCGTCCTCGGTGGCAATGTGGTAGGCCACTGGGCGTCCCCGGCTGTCGATCTCAACGCCGTCGATGACGTTGGCCTTGGCGTCGGGAGGAGTCTCGACTCGGTGAGACTCGATAAGCTGAATCCGAGGATTGCCGGTCTCTCCGCGGGTCAGAAGAACGAAGATCTCCCCGTCCACGAAAAGCGAACGAGCGATGACGCCTTGAAGCGTTCCGAACGAAAGACGCGAACTGAGATCGGCGAATTTGGTCCAGTCTCGCCAATACTGAAGAGCAGAAGCGTTCCACGCGGTATCTTGCGAGGCTGGGAAGAAGGCGAGCCCTTGCCCCACGGTGTACTGCTCGAAAAGGTCCGCGAGGCGATTGACGAATGCGTTGTTCCTCTCGAAATAGCGCGACCGACGGACCAGCTCGTATCGAGTGTAAGGGTCGATGTCGTACCGAGCGGCCTGCACGCTCCCGTGAAGCGTTGAGCGACTGGTGGAGTGCCGGGCTCCCTCATAGCGGGCCTTCGGCGAAACCACGAACCGGACAGCCGCGGCGATGCGTTGAGACAGGTTCATCGGAGCAAAGTCTGGAACTTCGAGTGATACGCTGTGATGGGCCGGAGCGCCGCGAGCATGTAAGCGTATCTAGCCGAGTCCGTCGTGTTCCCGGCAGCCACCGCGGCATCGTAGAGATTGATAAGGCGGTCCAGCATCTCCACTAGTTCGGTCGGCGTGATCCCCTCGGTGCCGTTGACTTGGAACGTGACGCTCCGGCCATTCCCGGACGTGCTCTGGAGGACTTTCCCAGACGAAACGGCTGTGACCGCCGACGCGTTGAGAGCCGTCAGTTTGGCGAGCAGCGTGATGTTCGCAGCTTGGGCTTCAGCCCAAAGGTTGCGTAGATAACTGCGGACGAATGGCGTCGAGGCGGCCACGCTCTAATCCGGCGGCCTAGAGTCCGATCTGTCGACCGGTCAAATCACTCGCCGCTGTCCGTTCTGTTCCGTTTGTTCTGCCGTGGGTGTGGGTTCTCTCGGAGCCAGTCAACGGCCTGCTGGAGTGTCGCCCGGCCTCCCGGCATCTCGAAGCCCTGCGCTCGCATCGCGTAGACGTAGGACGTGGCCCGCTTCAGCAGCCCAGCAAGTTCTTTGACAGTGTGAAGTTCAGCCTGCATCGGCGGTTAGTCTGAGTCTGTTGTGGAAGAGTGCGGCGGCGACCTGCATGACCTCGCAGTCGAAGAGGTGGTTCGGCCATTTAGATGACCTCGGTAGCCATGTCCACGTCGTCCTCCCGGTAGCACTAGAAAGACGGGCGATCTTTTGCTCGCAGTCCATGTGCCGCCAGTAGTCGGTGCTGGCCGCCTTTTCTACGACCTCCCAACGGGCTGATGTTCCACCACGGCGCAAACGCTCGAGGATGTCCTTGGTGACGTCCGTTCCGAACTCGAGGAGCTTCAGCTCGAGCGATCCCTGCCTGCCAGCGTTGTCACCGACCCGAGGGTCGATGCCACGAAGGAAGAACGGTTCGTCCACACCACTCTTCGCGTTGCGCCATCCGCGGCGCGGCATTCCCTTGGAAGGCATCCATCCGATCCACAGAGGCACCCGTCCGGAGCGATTGGCAAAGCGACCATATCGAAGGCATTCCGCGTAAACCGCCGGCGCGTCATAGCCGGAGTCGATCACGACGTGGACATCCTGCACTCCGTGCTCAAGCTGTTTGTCCCGAACGTCCTGCCAAGTATCGAGAGATCCAGCATCGAGAGTCCGGGACGATCCATCGTCAGCCCATGCTCGCACAACAAACCAAAAGTGCGGGCTGGTCGCTTGGCAGTCGACCGTCATGAACTTGACCGACTTCTCGTCTGTTGCTTCAGCTCCAGCCACAACGATCTCGTCCCGTTGCCGCGGTGCTGACTGGTTTTCCCACGGTTCGGCAAGGTTGCCGTTGATGAAGCCTTGGAGCCCCAGCAACGAGTCCTTGGCCTCTAGGAAGGCAACGGCGAGGTGGCCCCATGTACATTTTCGGTCTGGGCTGTAGAGGCTCGATAGGTGATAGGATCGCACCCCGGGGAGGGCTCCCTTGTTCTCGGGGATCCAGACACCGGACCGGAGCGCGGCCACCTTCTGCGCGTCTGAGATGTTGCCCTTGCACAACTGGCACTCGTACCGAGCGGAACCACGAACCCTGTTGAAGTCCCACTTGCCGTCCTCCAGCTTGGAGGTCTCGTCCCATTTGACCTGCCGCCACTCCAACTTGATCGGGACCTTGCAGTGTGGACACGGCAGGTAGAACCGGCGCTGATCTCCACGAAGGAACCGTTGCCAGATCCGGCCCTCCGTTACCGTTGGTGTTGATGTCAAAAAGGCTTTTGAGGACGAAAACGCCTTCAAACGCTGCTCCGCAAGGTCGAGCGCGTCGGCCTCTTTTTCGCTGGCTGAAGCGAACTTGTCGACCTCGTCGGCGATCAGCACCCGTACGGGACGGCTGGCGAGGTTTGCCGGGGAGTTCGAGCCGACGAACGTCAGCGTCGAGCGCGTGAAGTGCTGCTCCAGATTCGTCAGCTTGTCTTTGTCCGCCGGGAAGTGCGCCACCATCGCCGAGGAGTCCTCGAGCATCGGGAGCCAGCGGGACTTTGAGAACGAACGCGCAAGGTTTTCCGTCGGCATCAGCCACAACGCCGGGCAAGGCTCGTTGTCGATCAACCACGCCAGCCCAGCCATCAGCGTCGTAGTCTTAGCCGTTTGAGATCCCCAACAGAGCGTGCATTCGGAGACCGATGGATCCTTCCAAGCCTCCATCGGCTCGCGAGTGTACGGGCGGATTGACGTCGTGAATGGTCCCGGGTGCTCGGTCTGTCTTTGCGTCAACTTGAGGTTTGACTCTGACCACTCCACGACGGTCTGCCGCGGAGTCGGGCGATACTGCTGGCGACGGAACTCGAGAATGTCGCGCTGAAGGTCGTTCAAGATTTCCACGGGTTTGTCGAGTGAAGCGTCTTGAGGAACACGTCCTCCACCCATTTTGTCAGCTCAACCTCTGCGTGTTCCGGGTCATGCGGAGAGATTCGGCCAGCCAGTTGCCTAGGCATAGCCTTGATGAGGGAAGCCACTGCGCCGTCATGTTCTGAGATCACCTTCCGTACCCAGTCTCCCGAGACAAGCGAGCGTTCTCGCTCAGACAAATCGAGGACCTCCTGCCGCGCTTGTGTGAGATTGCGTGCCGCTTGAGCGTGAATAGACACGAGACGACCAGCATCCGGTCGACCGGCTTGGAGTGATCTCTCGGCCAGATCGTAGGCCGCTCGCTCGATGTTGCGCTGCCGCTCGTAGGCTCCCTCCGGAGTGTCCGCAGAGATCGCTGTCGGATCCGGAGGAGCTTGAGCTTCTGGTGGCCGGTAGGGTCCGGCGTTGGCTTGTGCCGGTGCGGACCTCTGCTGCGCGGACATCCCTCGCCATTCGTCTGCGGCTTGCTTGGAGGTCAACGGCATCCCGGCCTTGACCAACTGGCTCACCCTTCCTCGGGTCAGCCCTGCGGCTCTGGCGTAGTCGGCCTGCGTCATCGGACGCACTCCGGCAGTTTGGCTTCTGGCATCGTTGACAGTTCGCGAAGTCCTTCGATCACGACCCTGCGCCGCGGGTCGCTTTCGTTGGGGTAGAACTGGGAGGCGACCTGCTCCGGAGAGACCGTCCGCGCACGCAGTCTCGACACGGTCCAGCGCATGAGATTTGGCGGCAGGTTTTCGAGCGTAAATTGGAGGCCTGTCATCGGAGATGGGTGTTTCGGGTTGTGTGACGCGCTAGGAGGCGATTTGAGGTGCCTCTGATTTTTTGACCATCGCGGGAGTATCCCTCGATTCCAAAAACTCGACCTTGGGCAATTCTGGAGCTTCAGCGGTTATCGTGGTGCGGGGT